TTTGCGTACCAACAGGTACACCAAATATCATATAGTCACCACTATCATTGGTTGTGACAGTATACTTATAGTACTTGTCATACAATTCAACAACTGTTTGATTAACTAACGCATCTTTTCTTGTTGGAAATGTTCCTGTTGGAACGTGACCTGTATATGATGGTGAATACGGCAATAAATTAAACTTATAACCATCATCATTTGTTTGTTCTAAACTTTTAAAAGGATATATTGAAGATATAATAGGATTGTTTTCATCTTCAGCGGTAATTGGAATAAAAATAGAAAGTTTGGCATTTGGGATACCATAACCATTATTTGCAAACACCCTACCTGTTATAATCCCATAGTCAGAGCACATTCTTAAATAAACATCGTCCTGACGTATCTTAAGTGATAATATTTCTAATTGTTCAAAATCTTGATTGACTTGAATTGATATGTTTTGGTCTTGACCTGGAGTTGTTCTTATTCTATACGAATTACCCATTAAATTGTTTCCTTTATTTCATAAATAGTTAATTGGTGGTTTTTCAAATCACCACACGATAAAATAAAGATAGGAGGAAAGTTAAATAAATAAATTATTAACTAATAGATACGGTTTGGAAATTTTTAACTTTAACCGTGATGTCTTTGTTTGGGAATCTTATCTGATAGATTTCTGTTGGTAAAGCAAATATGGTATTATCAATTAAACCAATTTCTTTTGTAGCTGAATCAGAATATGATTGAGACGTTTCATAAGATGAATATTGTCCACCAACTTGATTGAATATTTTAATATCCGTCAACGATATAATTCCATTTAATGATTGGATTATTCTATTAATTTCAGATACGTTAACATTTTGACCAAGTTGTCTTGATGCCGGACTAAAGTATGTCGTGATAGCGTTAATCACTGAACTAATAACCGCACCTTGGTTTTGACTCGCATCAATAACTATTGATGCCTCAACCGCCAAATCAATAACTTGAGCAGTTTCAACTGAGATATAATCATTCAACATTCTATAGTTTGAAAGATATTCTGCCAAGTTTTGTAATAAAGTATTAGATACAATAGATGTTAAAGCACCTGAAGTATCGTATGATAATGTTTTGATTCTAATTTTGTTATCTTCTTCAACAACTGCAACTTTTGCAGGTGCCCCAAATTGACCTGGCATTTTTCTTATGATTGCCTCATAGTCATTAATGGTTACCGCTCTTTCTTGAGCCGCAAAGTTAAACGATACAAAATTTCTAACTTCTTCTAAGGTTGGTAATCCTTGTCCACCAATCGCCGCAGTTACGTTAGTACAACTTAACGAGTTAACTACCGAAGTATTTGTATCCTCAGAAGGTCCATTAACAAAGAATGATACAGTACCAATTTGATTAATAGTATTAACACCAATGTTAGTTGCTAAACCACCACCAACTCTATACTGAATGAATAATGTTGTATTAGCCTTTAACGTACTACCTAATGAGAAGTTATTTAAGTATGTTTGCATACTTTGAGTACTGATACCATTTTTAGCAAATTCTCTAAGTTGGTCATCTGCAGAATTATTACCTCCACCAAAAGTCATTTTTAAAAATCCTTCAGGAGTAAACTCAGTAATGAATCTATCACTTGTTGTAATATACTTACCAACTTTAATACCCGGCATATCTGATGGTTTTGTTGGGTCTTCAATAAACACTCTGTCTTGAGCCAACGCGTCAACTTCATACCATTTACCAACATCGCTTAAAAATTCTTGTGCAGTAGGTACGTTTGCGTAGTTTGTACCATCTTTTTGAATAACGGCTGTAACACCCAAAACATTCTTTTCAGGTAAAAATAATTCGTAGAAAGGTCTAACATCATTTGATGTTATCGCTTGTTTAAATACTTTGGTAATACCATTAACAACTAATTCTCTTTTTGTAATTGTGTAGTTAATTAAGTTATTATTACCATCAAAGTTTGGTATCTTTAATCTATTAGGATATCCTTGAGAATTATATGGAGATGTGAAATCGATATCATAAACATTTTCAAATACTTGTCCCGCACCTACAACTTGACTACCTCTTCTTAATAAACCTTCATATCTTTCATCATCTTTATCACCATTTGCTGGTACTGTGATAGAAAAATCAACTAAAGCCACAGATGGTCTTTGACCCGGTAACTTTAACCCATAAGTTCTTGCTATATTATATATGGAAGATTTTTGTTGAGCATATTGTAAAACAGTTTCCTGTACACTTCTATCAATATGATAATGTAGGTTATCAGCAATCGCTGCGTTTAAATCCATAAACACAGAAAATACCGAAGCGTCGTTGAAGTTATCAACTAACTCAGGATAATACGTTTTTGTAAAGTTAATTAACTCGGTTCTTAACGCTTGGAAATCCCTTACGGTATACGATATTCTTTTTTCTGCCATATAAATTAAATATTTAGAATTACAAAATCTTTAGAGCCAAACACATCGTCGGTTACAGTATAATCAATTCTAACTTTAGCGGTGTATTCTGTTGGGTTTAAACCCGGCATTGAATATTGTCTATCAAAGGTATTACCTTCAGTTGTTGTAACAAATTGTGTTTCTTCACTTGTTGCAGCTTTAATAGAAATATTACTTATTTTTAATTGGGGTAAATACTTTTCACAAGATTGTCTGATTTCAGATTCAATATTATTAAAAGTAGGACTATCTAATGGTTCAAAGATATATTCATATAACCTTGTACCAAAATCAGGTAAAAAATATCTTGAGCCTTTTCTTGTTAACAACAAATGAATTAAGTCTGTTCTGATTTCATCATTAGCTGTTTGAGTCAATAACAAATACTTTCCATCTGTTGAAGAATTAAATGGGAATGCGACCCCGTATGTTAAACCATTAGCCATATATTACTAAATATACGATTATTCTTTTTTTATTGTAGTATTACCTTTTAGATGTTTTGGTTCGTAACAACAATGACGACAACCATTACCACAACAATAACCCCTTTGTTTATGGTATTCTTCGGTAAACACATACTTACCATCCTCAATATAATAATTAAGATTCGTATTTTGTGTTAAGTCCCCACACATAATTGTCGACTTCTCTACTATCGAATTTTTTGACTTCATTGTTATTTGAAATTTTTTGACATAAAAATAAAAACATATCTTGCGGGAATTTATTTTTCATTACATTAACGTGTTTGTGAACCCACTGAACATTCCCTATAATATAACCCAAATTAGAATCTATTCTATCTAAAGATGCCGTATATTTCCTATCTTTCCAAGTTTTAGGTAATGTTATATCTAATCCCGATAAACAACATTTACCATTTTGTTTAATAAACAAATCATTAACATATTCTTTAGTTATATTAACTTCTAATTCACTTCTTTTTTTCCTAGTTTTAACACCTGAATGTATTATTTTATACCACATATCACCAGAAACACCATTAACTTTGTTTAAACAACCACAAGAAATTGTTTTACCCTCCCTTAAATGAGTACCAAATACCTCTTTTGTATTACCACATTCACATTTACATAAAAACTTTATATGACCGTTTTTATTTCTACTAATTTCATCAATCACGGTAAATTTACCAAATGTTTTACCTATCATTTCAATTTTTTTCATATTTCACAATTATCTACAATAATAATAAATATCTGTGAAATAAAAAAAGGGTATGATAACATACCCTTTTATTTTTTGATAAGTGATTTAATTATTTAATCTCACACGCCCCGTTCGCACAGGCCAATTCACCACTTAAATCAGTATTGTCTTGTAATTCAACAACTTGACTTAAATCAATACTAGTTAATGATTTAAACATTTTTTCAAATGTTTCTTCATCACAATCTTCAAAAGGACTTTGTACGTAAGTGTGGTCAGAATAAGGTAATACAGATAATCCATTATAGAAGTCTCTGTTATCCCACATCCACTCACCAGCTAATTCCCAATCTTCAGGTTTTAGTGATACTGTTGCAGATACGTTGTGACTGTTTGAGCCAGTTCTGTGACCAGGTCTAACCCACTCTTCAGTTATTTTTTTAATACGTTCTAATAATTGGAACGGAGATTCTGTTCTTAAAATAGCCCCTTGTGGTGCTTTTTGTGGAACCGAAATAACTGCG